TAACCCAGTGCCCCCCACGCGCATACAGCACTCCAGCGGTAGGTTACAGCAGTAGGTACAGCGATAGTGACACGCACAAGAACAAACACACAGCGGTTACATACAACGTCGAGCCAATTACTGACCCTATAAAGCGTATGCTTGGCGGGTTTATACCGAGGTTTAAGAGAGATGTATGAGTATAACTGCAAAATTGTTAACGTAGTGGACGGGGATACAGTCGATGTGGATATTGATCTTGGTTTCGATACTTGGCGCTGTAACGAGCGCATTCGTCTTTACGGAGTTGATACTCCAGAGTGCCGCACAAGAGATGCGGAGGAAAAAGCTGCCGGACTCTTGGCAAAGAAGTTTGTCGGAGAGACGCTCCACGTTGGGGAAACCTACAAAATAACGACCAAAGAAAAAGACAAGTACGGGCGGTACCTCGGGCTAATTAAAATCAGCGGGGACTTAACGATAAACGTTGCGCTGGTAACCGAGCGCCTAGCAGTACCCTACAAGGGGCAAAGCAAAGAAGAAATACAAGAAGCACATAAAGCTAACTACCAAGCACTGAAAGGAAAAGGTCTACTATGAAAACACCAAAAGAAGTAAACAAGCTAGAGAGGGAGGAAGGCGGTGGCAGAAAAGATATTTTCGGCGTTTTAGTATACGACAGTAACACCGAGGAAGGCTGTATAGAAATAGAAGCTGACTTTTTTGACGAGCATCCGATTATTCAATTAGATATACTGCAAGATTGGATTGAGGCTGCTACCGACCTCTATAACCACACCCTGTCAGAATTCCAAAGAAAACATTAAGGAAACAACCATGGCGGCTTGGTCTTACAGTAAAGTAAATTCTTTTAAGCAATGCCCTAAGAAGTATTACCACCTACACGTCAAAAAAGATGTTAAGGATACGGGCAGTGCCGCCACTGCGTACGGCAGCAAAGTACATAGCGCTGCTGAAAAATATATAAGGGATGGCAAGCCTTTACCCAAAGAATACAGGTTCATCAAAGGCACGCTTGACGCTCTTAATAACATAGAAGGAGAAAAGCACTGTGAGATTAGGCTAGGTGTAACTAAGGACGGTAATGAATTCGCGCCTAGTACTTTCTGGTCCTCCGATGTCTGGTACCGAGGTATAGCTGATTTGCTGATACTAAACGGTGACAAAGCTTACCTAGTTGATTACAAGACCAGTAAAACTTCTAACTATGCTGACACCAAACAGCTAGACCTGCTTGCCGGAGCAGTCTTTGTGAACTACCCCGAAGTTAAAAAGATTAAATCCGCCCTTTCATTCGTTGTATGCAATAACTTCATAACCAAAGAGCATACTGTTGATATGTATAAGTCTTACATAAGTGTGTTCGATGACGAGCTTGAACGAATAGAAGTGGCTACTGAAAAAGGTGTATGGAATGCAGTAGATGGTCCGCTGTGTCGATTCTGTCCGGTGACTAGCTGCGAGCATAATAGGAGGTAATATGACAGCGCGTTCAGCAGAGACTAACTTGTGGCCCCCGGGTAGTCCGGGCACAAACAGCGAAGAAAAATGCTTTTACCCTAACTGTCGTGGGCCGGTGATAGGGTTTTCGGATTCATATGTAACTTGGGACGTACATGTCCCCCTGCAAGCAATATATGATGCGTTTCCACCAGTAGTGAAATTAGCTATACAAGAAAACACTAATACTAACCCAGACCACCCTAGTAGAATGTTAACTTTTTACTTACATCCAGAATGCGCTGCCGAATGGGGTATGCACTTAATAAAAGATGCCTTAGAGGCTGACGATAAAGTAGGACGTAAATTAAGAAGCGCCCACGAGCTGGAAGAGCAGTACAACGAGTTTTAACGATGCGCCCCATGTACGAAAAAGAAGAAGACAGGGCCAAGGAGCGTGCCGTATTTTCCGCGCTAGCAAAAAAGCTTAATTGCGTGTGTATAACTACACCAAAATTGAGTAGGATAGACCGGTTAATTTGTACAAAAAAAGGCACGCTCAGTGCCATAGTCGAGCTAAAGACAAGGACCAACGCGCACGATAAGTATCCTACGTATATGCTAAGTGCCGCGAAATATAAAGAAATGCTTGCATTGGCGAACGCACTGAAAGTCCCTGCGTTACTGCTAGTAAAGTACACAGATAAGACTAGGATGGTACATCTCAGAGACGAGTACCAATTTGGCCTAGGAGGCAGGGTTGACCGGGGCGATGCACTAGACATGGAGCAGTGCATCTATATACCCATCGAGGATTTTAAAGATTTAGATATAGGAGTTAGCGATGGCTACTAAGAAACGAGATTACAAATCCGAGTATGAAAAATACCAAGGCACCGAAGAGCAAAAGAAGAAACGCGCCCAACGCAATGCTGCACGCCGCAAAGCCATGCGCGAAGGCAAAGTATCCAAAGGTGACGGTAAAGATGTTGCACACAAGAAAGCCATGGATAAAGGTGGTACGAACTTTGACGGTACTAGAGTAGAGAGTAAGTCCCGTAACCGGTCTTTCAAACGAGACTCCAAAGGTAACTTAGTGTCCGAAACTAGCAAGCGGGAGCGTAAAAATAAAAAGTGAAAGTAGTCAACGATAGGGCCATCGTGCTCAAAACCAAGCGCCCCCACCTTATAACTGAGCGTGTGAGCAACTACAAAATACTTAAGGAAGAAGACGGTATATACAAGATAGCTATACCTTGGGCGCTGCATGAAGCCCAAGTGCTGGCCGGGCTTAAAGTAAAAGAAGTGCCCTCCCCTATGGCGCGGGACTACGAATTTACTGGCCGCTATGAACCGTTCGACCACCAGAAAGAAACCGCTTCTTTCCTCACACTACACAAGCGTGGTTTTTGCTTTAACGAGCAAGGCACCGGAAAAACTGCATCTGTTATATGGGCGGTTGATTATCTGATGCAGCAGGGGCTGGTGAACCGCGTGCTGGTCATATGCCCACTGTCTATTATGAAATCTGCATGGCAAGAAGATATGTTCAAGTTTGCCATGCACCGGACCTGCTCTGTTGCACACGGCACAGCCAAGCAACGTAAGAAAATACTCACTGCTGGGGCGGAGTTTGTTATTATTAACTTCGACGGCGTAGCAGTAGTTAAGGACGAAATTATGAAAGGGGGCTTCGACATGATTGTCGTGGACGAGGCCAATGCCTACAAGAACGCACAGACTAACCGTTGGAAGACTTTGCGTACAATAAGCGCGGGCATCCCATGGCTATGGATGCTTACTGGTACTCCCGCAGCACAATCCCCTGTAGATGCGTTCGGGTTAGCAAAGCTAATCAACCCAGAAGGTGTTCCTAAGTATTTTACTGAGTTCAAAGACAAAGTAATGTACAAGGTATCTAAATACACGTGGAAGCCTAAGTCAGACGCCGACAAAACAGTACATAACGCATTGCAGCCAGCGATTAGGTTTGAGAAAGACCAGTGCCTTGACCTCCCTGCTGTTACTTACATAGACAGAGACGCCCCACTCACCAAGCAGCAAGCATCTTACTATAAGGTGTTGAAGGACCGTATGATAATGGAAGCGGACGGGGAACAAGTTACCTCTGTTAACGCGGCTACCAACATAAACAAGCTGCTGCAAATCTCTGGTGGTGCTGTGTATTCAGATGACAGGGAAGTAATCGAGTTCGATGTAAGCAGCCGGTTGAAAGTAGTAAAAGAAGCCATTGACGAAGCATCGCACAAAGTGCTGGTGTTCGTGCCATTTACGCACACTATAGAGCTGCTAAAAGACTTCCTTGTAAAAAGCAAGGTTACATGCGAAATAATCTCTGGCAAGGTTTCAGTCAACAACCGTAGTCGGATAGTTAAAGACTTCCAAGAAACAAATAAAATTCAAGTACTTATCATACAACCGCAAGCGGCGTCACACGGGCTTACTTTGACCGCTGCTAATACGATTATTTGGTACGCTCCTGTTACTAGCGTAGAGACATACCTACAGGCTAACGCACGTATAGACAGGCCGGGACAACACAACCCAATGACTATAATTCACATACGTGGTAGTGAAGTTGAGTCACGCCTATACAATATGTTGCGGTCTAAGGTAGATCACCACCACAAGATAATCGATTTGTATAAACAAGAAATAAACACTTGACAGTGTAAAGCTACTTGATAGACTACTCCTCCCCACTTCAAAGGAGGAGCAATGAAAGACACACCTGACAAGTTAGCTGCCATCTATATTAAGATGCGGGAAGCTATACAAGAGAAAGAAGAGGAAATAAAAACAATAAAAGCACAGCAAGAAAAAGTCACTCAGCAGATGTTGGCATTATGTGAAGAACAGAACATCGACAGCTTGAGGACACCGGCTGGTACTATTTCGCGCCGTGTGCGTACTACCTACTGGCCGAACGACTGGGAAAAGATGCACCAGTTCATACAAGAGCATGAGGCGTTTCATTTGTTGGAGAAGCGCATACATACTTCTAATATGAAAGAGTTCCTAGAAGTTAATCCTGATGTAGCACCTCCGGGTCTACAGACAAACCGTAAGTACACAATTTCTGTACTTAAGCCACGTAATAAATGAACAGACTTCAAATAAAGGACGGGTGTTTTATACACCCTAGTACCTACGAGCCTCTGCGCTTTATAGAAGTTGTAATAGCAGATAGCGGTACTTTATCTAGGAATTATTACAAGAATGATAATTTAATTTGTTGGTCTTTCGATTGTGATTACCCCGATAAAGCAGTACCAAACAAGCAAGCAAACCGGTGTCTTGATTGCGACCAAAGCATAAAGACAGGTAGAACCGCAGGAGGAGCGCCTTGTAAGTTCTTTACTAATATCAAGGTAGCTTTTTTAAAAGAAAATTCTCTGCACGAAATCAGGCTTAACGCATTGAGCCTGTTTGCAAAGGACGACAACAGGATGAGTCTATATAAGTATATAGAGCATCTTGAACGTAACCGAGAGTACGTCGGAAACGTACTAACCGAAATATATTTTGTGGAGCATCGTGACTTTTACAAGATGTATTTTAAACCAGTTCGACCTCTGTCAGAGGAAGAGCTTTTAAATGTACAACAGCTTTATGAAGCTGCACACGAAGAAACAAACCCTTTTAAGGAGCAATATATGGCTAGCAAGTCACACATAATTAGAGACGTACCTGCTCTCTACCCCCGTATCAACCAGCCCTATCGTTGGGATGACAAGCAGAACAGAAGCATCCCCTGCGATGCCACAGAAGATGGCGCTTCCTACGACCTTAGTTTTGGTATGAACAAGAAGCAGGCTAAAGAGCTTTATGGCCTGATGGATGCAGCGTACCAAGCAGCGCGAGAAGACTCTTGGCCCAAGAAGCTCAAGATGCGTTTTAAGGAACAGGATGATGGTACTTTCGTAGGCAAGACCAGCTTGAAAGCTGCGTACAACGGTAAGCCTACCACAGCCCCCGACCAGTTCGATTCTAAGAACAAGAAGCTGGCTAGTGACTTTATGCTTACTACAGGTAGTACAGTAAACATAGCCGTTGAATTATTCCCTTACAAAATCAACGGTGGCGGTGTAGCACTCAGGCTGCGTGGTGTGCAGGTCAAGAAGTACATACCATATAAGCCTGCTTCCCCATTTGACGAAGAAGAAGACGGTTTCACAGCAGATGAAGAGTCTGATAGCCCGTTCCAAGCGGATGATTCAGACGGTGGGTTCGAGTCTGATTCCTTCGATGACGATGATGAAGAAGTAAAAGAGCCAGTCAAGCGAAAGAAGAAAAACACTATCGCTGGCAATGATGACGATGACGAAGATATTGAAGACATAATTGCCTCATGGAGCACTGAAGACTAATGAGCTATGGCTATACGACTCGTATCGATAGTCTGAATAGAAAAGCTAATAAACTCTCGCTGGGGGTCCGTCTTGGTCGCGTGTGCATTAAACATAATGTACCTGCCTCTGAGGTGGCCTCCCAGTTGGGAGTTACTAGGCAGACTGTCTATAACTGGTTCATTGGAGTGCATGAACCCAATGAAAGATTATCAAAACTAATAAAAGACTTTATAGCTGAATACGAATAATGGAAAACATCGACCTCATAGATTACGTCGTCCCACGCGGCGGCATATACAATGTGGTCGGCATGAGAAGGGGTAAACCTATACCAAAGTTTACCTCTAGTCTGAAAGAAGCATACGAAATAGCTAACGATTTATCCGAGCAGGGTCTGGACGTGTACTTTGCTATGGGTAAGCTCAAAGAGAAAGGCAACCGTAAGACCGAAAACGTAGAGTCCCTAGGGGCTATATGGCTAGACATAGACTGCGGCGGTGAGAAAACGCACGAGATAGAGCCATCCACTGGACTGCCCAAGGGATACGCCAATCAGCGGGAGGGGCTAACTGCGCTTAAGGATTTCTGCGCCACTGTAGATTTGCCAGAGCCGATGAT